CGGGCATCAACCAAACGGTCATACTGCTGGCGGTTCAACTCGAAATCGCGCTCGACCTTGAACACGCCACCTTGGCGCATGGCTTCCGGGTCAAGCACGATATCGGCATCCGGCCGGGCTACTTCATCGCGGAATGTCGCATCGTCATCCAGCACGGCGCCATCGGTACGGGTCGTCCGCGTTGCAGCCAGGCCCCATTGCATCTTGGCGATACGGGCATTCACTTCATCTTGCAGGTACATCATGCCTCTGACAAGTCCGAACGGCACGCCGGTACGATCCTCGCGCTTTCCCCAGAACGGAACATACGGAAACTTGTTGTGCTTGTACGGGCTTGGCTCGTCCGACAGAATGTGCGGCCCCATGTACCAAGCCAGACGCACCTTTCCGACCACGGCCGACGCCGCCTCGACCATGCCGGAACCAACCGCTTCGACATGCAACGGATTGATGGGGTCGAATTCGACCACGCGACCATCGGGTGACTTGATGACCGTCACGCGCTGCCAGTCTCGATACCAAACTTCAAACAGGCAGACGCGCTTGTTGTAGACGTCTCTCCATTCCTGTTCTTCAAGGCTCCAGCCGCGCTCGACATCGGCCGACCTTTCCAATCCGGTCGATGAACTTCCGTCCATCCCGAGAAGGCCCGGATCGAACCCTTGCCATCCGGCGCCGGAATGCTCGATCAGTTCTTCCTGGTACGGAAACATCAGTTTGGCCTGGCTGCGCTCCATCCACTTGCGGCGGATCAGGTAACGGGCGTTGCTCATGTCGGGCTTGGCGAACCAGTCAAACCAGATTTCATTGCGGTGAATGCTGTTGGCCCGGTACTTGTAGGCAAACGGATCTTCCTCGCGGGCAACCTCAACCCAACCAATGCCGACCTTGATCTGGCTGGCGTAGGCTTCCGAGCACGCGGCATCCGCTTTGCTGTGGCGCTCGGCCTGATTTAAACGATAGTTCAACGCCTCGGCCACGTCGTCATTCTTGATGTCTGAATCAGGAATAACGCGCCAATCGGTGCGCGACTTCGCCTCCATTCCGAGAACGGCATCAATGGCCGGTCCGATCAGCGGCTCGATAGCTGGCGGTAGCCCGCGCTCCGCTGCAAGGCGCATGACTTCACTATCGAGCTGGTTGCCGTCGCAGTAGTCAGCTTCCCGGTCGGCGGCAGTGCGCCACGGCGGCTGTTCTTCGCATTCGAGAACCCATTGCGTGAAGGTCGCAAGGTCGAGGCCGCACGCGCACCCTTCTTGCTCTTCTTGCTCGGTTTTCTCTTCGTCATCCTGGCCGGTCATCACGACGGTCAATTGATTCATGGTGCTGCTCCTTTACCCGCGCCAGTTCGGCGAGCTTCTTTGTCGTCCTGTTCGCCTGTTGGCGCCGGGTTCCGGTATTCCTGAAACGAACGTCATGGCCACGGCATCGCCCTTGTCGGGAGATCGCCCAAGTGCTTCTCGTATTTCGTCCTTGTCGCGGACCTGGATTGCCGCATTGACGCCCATCTGCACCACTTTGTACCGAACGGCAGATAGGTCGCCCAGCAATTCACCGTCCGGAGGAAGGCTGATTGGGTCAGGGTTAGTCGGATCAAGCGCCTCGCGCAAGCGCCAATACATCTCTGCCCGCTTGTTCCTGAATCGCAGGTTCCCGGCAACCGTGTATTCCTGGCTACCCTCGCTACCGACGACTGACAACACCAGCAGCCCAAGCCCCTTGATGAAGTCGAGGGCGCTAGAACCAATGCCGATGGCGTCGACGCAGATGCAGGCGCCATTCCGCACCAGCGGCGCAACAAAACCAGCGGCCTTCGGTCCGTCGTCAGTCACTGTAGCCGGGGCCGTCACCAGGCGATCGAACCATTGGCCGTGCCGGCGCGCTGCCGCGGTCGAGTCCAGTCCGCCGCGAGAAGGATCTAGGCCGATTGCGGTCATCGGGCCTTTGACATCACGATCGACCCATCGCGCTTGCGCAGCCTTGATCCAGTCGGTCGGGATCAATTGCCATACCGGGTCAGTGCGGCCGGCGCTAAAGTCGCCGCGAAGCATTTGGCTGCGCAGCGGCTCCGGTAGCGCCTGAAGCGTTGCCTTGTAACCCGTAGTTTGCAGAAACAGGTTGTCATCGACGCTCGAGCGAATGAATGTGCGACTTTTCGGCTCCATCAGTTCGTTTCCGACCATCACCGGATCAGGACCCGAAACCTCTTTGTCCTTGCCATCCTCGTCGGTAACGAACCAGCGCAACTCTCCTGGCTTGGCCGGGTTCTTATGTTGCGGGTCAAGCCAAGGCGCCCAATAGCGCATCACCCATTCACCTTCGGCATCGGTAGGCGGGTTGCCGGCACAGATGACGCGCTGGCGCACGTTTGGGTTGTCGGTTCGCATCCAGCCAATAAGCGAGCGAAACTGTAGCTCTGTGAAGTGGCAAATCTCGTCGAATAGCTTTGCATCGTGGGCGCGACCTTGATACTTCATCCAGTCGCCAGGCTCCTTGACGCTGCCAAACTCAAGCACTCGACCATTGGGCAGGCGCCAAAGGCCGGTCTGGCTGTTGTAGCCGTCGCGGGTGCCGAGAATGTTGGTCATGCGCTCTTCCAGACCAACCAACTGAACCGCTTGGCGACGGAACAGGATGCTGTGTTCCTGGGTGGTCAGGGCTGCGCCGAGCAGCAGATCACTTTTCCCTCCACCTGCCTGGCCGCCATAAAACAGGATGTCAGCCGGCGAATTCAACGCTTCCATCTGCGGACCAACCTGCGGCAACCAAAGCGGAAGGCCATCGAGAAGAAGCCGGTCGAGTTCGCGCTGCTCGTCCGGCGTCAAACGCTTCATCAACTCCATCAACTCGACCGTTGATACGTTCATTCGGCACTTGCCTTTGCCAGAATCGAAGCAATGCGGCTCACGCGCTGCGCGTCGGTCATCTTCGACATGCCATTGAACGGATCTTCGGGCTGTTCGTCAATCCTCAAAACGCGGCGCTCCAACTCGATCATGACCTTGATGGCGTCGGCCAGCAGTTTGACGTTCTTGATTTGCTGCGGGAGTCCAATCGCCGCGTGATACATATCGTTCAGCTTGTCCTGTCCGCTATCGCTGGGCGCGGCCATAAGTTCGCCAAGGCTAGCCAGTTCTTCAGGGTGGTCAAGCTCGACGTCGACTAGCGCCCATAAACGCTGAACCGTCGCGCGGGCACGGCGAATGTCTTCCCTCTGATTGATTACCTTGTCGGCAATCATGGATGCGCTGGCCTGGATCTGCTCGCGTTCTGAAACCGCGCCTCTGCTGCGCACCTCGCTGCGCACTTCAGCCTTGCGCACTAATTCATCGGCCTTTTGTTTTACCTTGGCCGAAATGTCGCGCGACCAATATTCGTTTCCAGCCTTCTTGCGAATTGCACTTTCGACGCAGCCGAATTCTGCGGCGATGTCACGCAAGCTGCGCACGCCAGCCCGATACTCTCGCTCAACAGCTTCCCAATCAATGTTGCGGCGAATACTCACGGAATTCTCCAAAAATAATCGCCAAAAGCTTATCAGCAGCCAGCAACTAAAAGCGAAGAAACGCCCTGTTGAGTGTGGCGAAATCCGGCGTCGATGTTTCTTTCCTTGGCTTATCTGCGGCGTGCAGTTGAATCACCACATAGACTGACGGCCAAGACTCATTCCCGGCCTTCGTTATTCGCTTGCGCTCTTTACCTGGCGCCCTGACTGCCATTCCGTGCCGCACCATGCAGCAAACGCACTGGCGAATGGCGCGCTCTGTCCGGTCGTAGTCATTCGATACTCCGGCGCTCAGGAATGCGTTTGCCAGATCCACGGTCGTTAGTTCCATTACGCCGTGTTGCCGGATGTGGTCAATCACGGTTTCCGTTGTGACCTTGGCGGCCGGCACCGTGCGGTCTAAGTGGTCGGCTTTCCGGAAGATTGTCTGTTGAGTCATTTTGCTCTCCGATTGTGCGTCATCTTGATGCGACACGCCTGCCGCCCACAGCCCTTGAACCGTCAAGTAATCCTTGTCAGTTGTCCGCTGGCACCCATTGCAGGCACGATCAATTGCCCTGCGGTCAAATCGGCACAGGCGGTTGATGTCGCGGCAGTCGCCAAGCCATAGCTCAGCATTCCCAATAACTTCTTTATGCGCCACGGCGGCCACCTTTGTTGTAGATATTGGAGCATTGGCGGCTGCAAAACTTCGCCTGACCTTTGGCTATCTGGTTAGCCTTGCGCCAGAAGCTCTTGCCGCAGCGGATGCAGGCACATGTCGCTCCGGTACGAATTGCCGCCGCAATCTTTGCCTTGTGGGCATCAGTCATCCGGCGCCCTGCCAAGCCTTCGCCGCCATCAGTTAGGTTAAGCAGCGCACCACCGTCGTCGCGGATAGCCTTGATCCAGTGCCGCTCACGGCTGGCCCAATCTTCACCCGGCTGGACGTACTCGATAAGGCTGATTGCAAGCCGCTTTCCGGCCGCGATCTGCTTCCGAATCCAGTAGTGGACAGGTAGCACACTCCCACGCCTGGCATCGCGGATGTGTGCCTTGTGGCGCTCATGAAGATACTGCACAGTTTTACCGACATAGCGCGGCGTCATCGCCGGGTATTCGCACAGCGCATAGATCGCAGTCACGCGCTGCGTGGCGTTGCCGATGATTTCGATTCTGCTCATGCTTTAAGCGCCTTCAGTAGTTGCTTGTGATCGGACTCGATCCTGCGATAGTCGTCTTGGCGCAACCTGGGGAATTCGTGCGGCCCTTCCAGCCATGCGACAGCCTCCTGGCCAACGTCCGCGCGGGCCATCAGTGCTTTGCGGTATTCAAGCTGATTGCCTGACTTGCTGACGTTGCACGAATAGCACTGGAGCCATATGTTCAGGTGTGCAAAGCGGAGTGCAGGCTCTCGGTTCCTGGGGATGAAATGGCCGGCGTGATACTTCCCCGACCGTGATGGCTTGCCGCAACTGATGCAAACCTCTCCGGCCTCCAGCAAAACAGCACGGCGATAGGCATTGACGGATGCTTGGGCTTTGTCGGCGTACCAGCTTAGACGCCTGGTTGATTCCTTTTTCAGCCGGATAATCTTGCGATCTTCCATCGCAGCAATGCGTTCCGCTTTCGCTCTACGTTGCGCTGATTTAGCTGCGGCCTTCTCTGCATACGTCACCATGCAATCAAACGCGCCACAGGTAGATTGCATAGGTTTGGCGGGAATGTATCGCATGCGGCAGATGGGGCATTTACGCGGCTTGGACGGGAGCGCCATTACACAGCCTCCCATAAATGTTTTTGCCCTGCTAAATGTTCTGCCGTATCAATCCTTGGCCTAGTTTTTACATTCCAATTTCCACCACCACGCAATCCAATAAGTTTCCAACCGGAACCACGTAGGCTTGCCCCACATTCTTCCGGCAGAGTGTAGGTAATCAATCGTTTGTAACCGAGTGCCTTTGCTGCCTTCCACGCTGCCGAGTAAAGCATTGAACAGGCATTGCGCGTTCCATTTGTGCAGCAACGATTAACTTCAAGCGTCCATCCGTCATCAAGACGACGCGCTACAGGTCGCCCAACAATAGCCACTCCGACAACTTCTTCAGATTCAGAAACGGCAATCGAGAACTTCGCACCAACAACCGGCTTATGGTGTCTGTGGTGCGTAGCCACGTAGGCGTTTGCTTCATCAAGGTTTATTGGAGTAATAATCACGCCGCGCTCCTTTCCGGATTTGACCACTTAACATCATTCTGCGAACCCCATGCCAACACATATTCAACCAGGCTTGAAAACCGATTCTTGCTCATGGCAGCGGTGCTTTCTCGCAGATTTACCACCTCCCCCTCAAGGCCGATAACCATTTCAGGATTGCTCCCGGTGGCGATTGAATGACCGGAAACCATGATGGTTTTCCATTGAAGCATTGAGCGTTTTTTTCCCATCCATTCGCACTGCCTGGCAATGTCTGTAAGCAACGGATGCAGGAGAGCGTTTTGTTCCAATGTTCGTGTTGGTTCTTTTATCGTCACGACATGCCCAATTGGCGCCGAAAGCACGTTGCGACAAATTGCTTTCCTGGCGACTTCCCCAGTGATGAC